TACGGCAAGCGTGCCACGTTTCAAGTCTCGGGGCCGGGCGTCGTGTTCACTCACAAGGCTATCTTCGAGCGACTGGCCGTCGAGAAGAAGCTCAATGATGTGCAACGACACACGGTGACGCTGCGATTAGCACCCATCTAGGAGAAGAGCATGGCACTGACGGCAGAGCAGATTCTGGCGAGCGACGACCTGGGGTTGAAGAAGATTCACGTCAGGGAGTGGGGCGATGACGTTTATATCCGAGTGATGAGCGTCGGCGAGCGTGACTCCTACGAGCGGCTGTGGATGGGCAAGCGGGAGACCGGCGTCGAAAACTTCCGCACCGAGTACCTGTGCAGGGTGCTTTGCAACGAGAAGGGCGAGCTGCTCTTTACCCGCGAGCAGGTCGCCGCGCTCGCGAACAAGAGCGGGGCCGTCATGGGCAGGCTCTTCGACGAGGCGCTCCAACACAACAACATGACGGAGGCGGACGTCGAGCAGCTGGGGAAAACCTGAGTGTCTCGCCGACGCGGAGGTTTCTCTTCGCCTTGGCGGGGCACTTGAAGATGACGGTCGGCGAACTGTGCGTGCGGATGGACTCTCGCGAGTTGTCCGAGTGGATGGCTTACACGCGGTACTTCCAGGCGTTGCCCGATCCGTGGAGACAGACAGGGCTCGAGGTGAGTGCGATGCTGGCACCGTACTCCGCAAAAGGCAAGGCACCGAGTGCCGAGGACTTCAACCCGATTGAGCATCCGCCGCAGCACGAGGATCAGATGCTCGCACAGATACGAATGCTGCAGTCGGCGCTAGGAACTGGCTGATGGCGAATATTCTCGGACTCGCGCTCAAGGTTAGCGGCGACGCCAGCGGGCTGGCGAAGTCACTCACGCCTGTCGATCGTGCGCTCGACAACCTCGGCAAGCAGGCAGAGAAGGCGACGGCTGTGTTCCAGCCATTCGCCGACAAGACGGCGGCTGCGGGCAAGGCTCAGGAGGAGTTCGCGGCGAAGTTCGAAACGCTCGCAGGCCAGCTTCGCGAAAATGTCATCGCGCCTCAGGAGTACGCGGCTGCATTCGGGCAGTTGACCGAAGAGGCGAATGCTGCCGCAAAAGCATTTGAAGAGGGTCTTCGCATCACCGAGCAGGTGCGGACGGCCGAGGAGCGACGCGCAGACGAGCTAGAGAAGATTGAAAACCTTCTTGCGCAGGGGGCAATCTCTGAGGAGACGGCTGGGCGAGCTAGGGACAGAATCACCGGTGCGAGCGAGGCGGCGGCAGCTGCGGAGCAGGAGTTTGCCAGGGCTAAGGAGCAAGCGGCTCGCATAATTGAGGCAAACCTCTCATCTACCGAGCGAGCCCAAAAGCAATACGATGCCGCCGTCGCAGCAGCTCAAGAGCTTGAGCAGCGCGGCCTGCTCACGAAGGAACAATTGAACGCGGAGATCCAACGCCAGGCCGGGCTCTTCGCCAAGGCTGCTGTGGCCTCGGCACAGTACGGCGGCGAAGTGGACAAGGCCGGGGATTCCGGCCTCAAGTTCAACGAACTCTCCGGCATTCTCGGCCTGCTACCAGGGCAGATCGGCGGCGTCGCTTCGCGGCTCAGTGCGTTCGCCTCGGCGGGCGATGGCATCCAGAAGCTCTTTGCGGGTGGCGTGACGAACGCGATGACGAGCCTGGCCGGCTCACTGACGAGCCTCGCCAACCCGTTCACGCTGGCGGCTGCGGGAATCGCCGGGCTTGGCACGGCAGCATCGGCCGTGGTGTCTGGGCTGTCAAACCTTGACGACCGCGTTGAGAAGCTAGGGAACACAGCAGACAAGCTCGGCGTTTCGTTTGAGTTTATCCAGACGCTTGAAGAAGCAGCAAACCGCAGCGGCACAAGCATCGACGCGGTGAGTGCTGCGTTTGGTCGGCTCCAAAAGAGTGTTCTCGGCGTAGACGAGGAGAGCAAAGCAGCACAACAAGCACTGCAAGAAATCGGAGTGACGTCCGAGGAGTTGGCGGCACTGAATCCAGAGGAGCAATACCGGCTGATTGGCGAGCAGCTGCGGTCAATAGAAGACCCCGCCAAACGCACAGCGACAGCCGTGGCACTGTTCGGGAAAGCTGGATCGGAACTGATTCCTTTCTTCAACAACATCGCCGGTGCGGCGACTGACGTAGAGCGATTCAACGCTCGCCTGAGCAGTATCGACCGCGCAAGAATCGACGGGCTCGGCGCGTCTTTTGACGCGGTTCGCGTGTCGCTTTCTGGCGTTGGCAACGAACTACTCACTCCGTTCATCGGGATCACGCAAAGCCTGAGCGACGGTCTGGCTTCAGCGATTGCGACGTTCGGCAGAAACATCGGTGCGCTCCTCGACATGTTCTCGCCGCTCACCAGTGCTGTCGGTTTGGCGGGCAATGTGTTCCTTCAGTTTGGATCGACGCTTGGCAATCTGATCGGCACTGTGCTAGAGCCTTTCGCTGCCACCGGCCGAATCATGAGTTCCGCCATTGACCTCATTAGCCAGGCAGTGACCGGAATTGCCGGCCGCGTGAACGATGCCATCATTGGCTTTCGCGAGTTCTTCAAGTTTGAAGGAGTCGCCGCCCAGTTTTCGCAGGCATTCAATGCCATCGGCGAGTCTTTTTCCCGCATAGGCGTGATCGTTGTTCGGTTTGCGGAAGTCGCCGGGGAAGCAATCGGCCGAGTGGCAACAGTCATCGGCAGTGGAGTATCGCAGTTTCTCGAGTTCACAGGGCTTGGCACCGTACTGTCGGCGTTTGCTGACGGAGTCGTGGCTGCGTTTGGCGGATTGTGGGATGGCATCAAGCTCGTTGTGGGCCAAGTTGGCGGGTTCATCGAGCAGGTGCTTCAGTTTGCTGAAGATTGGCTGGGCATCGTCCCAGAGATTGAGCGGCCCGTACAAGCCACTGTTGAAGTCAACGGTGGCGGAGCTATTGAGGAACTACTCGCGACAAGCAAAGACTTCAGGAAAACGCTTGACGACATCACTGGCAGTGTCGGGAAAGCCATCGACGAATCGTCGAAGTTCGGCCAGGCTGGTTTCGACGCAGCCTTCCGCTACCAAGAGTCAATCGACACTTTGAAGGAGAAGCTCGACGCCGGCCTCTTCAATGAAGAGACATTCCGCCGCGAGGCCGAGAAGGCTGGCGAGGCGTTCAAGGCCGAGCTGAATCGAATCGAAGAAGACGCAAGGCTTGACATTCAGATCTCTGAGGAGACACAGAAGGCGCTCGACGAACTGCAGCAGAAGATCAACAAGGTGGCAGACGAGTCGACGAAGTTCGGCCAAGCGGGATTTGATGCTGCCGCTCAGTTTCAGCAGAAGCTGCGTGACCTTGGGCAGCAGTTTGAAGACGGTCGCATCAACGCCACAACGCTTGCGGATGAAACAGCAAAGGCGACTGCGGAATACGACAAGCAGATCGAAGGCTTCAAGAAGATCGAGGAGTTGCAGCAGTCAATCGTCAAGGCTGACCAAGACCGCGTCAACGCACTGCTTGCGCAAAACAACACGACCACAGAGCTAGAGAAGAATCAGGCTGCAGTGCAGCGAGAGCAGTTGCGGCTTGAAGAAGAAATTCGCAAGCAACGCGAGGCCGGAAACGCAATAGCCGCAGACGCTGCCGCATCGCGGCTCGCCCAGCTCGACCAAGAGTCCACCAAGCTCGCCGACCTCAAGCAGGCTGCCGACCAAGGCTTCGGCGACGGCTTTGGCAAAGCATTTGAGGCAACGTCCAAGAGCATTGAAGACATCATCGACAAAACTAAGAGTTTTGGCGTTGCAGGGCAGATTGCCGCCAGCGATCTCCGGGCAGGAATTGAGGCTGCCCAAGCAAAGGCCCGAGACGGCTTCCTCGGCAAAGAGGCATACGACAAAGAAGTTGCCCGCCAGCAAGAGATTTTTGAACAGCGTGCAGCTGGTGCCCAGCGTGTCGAAGAGTTCCTGCGTGGCCAGCTCGACGAGCGGCAGCGTGCGGAGCTTGATTTCGCGGCGCAGGTGGAGGAGCGAAAGCGGCAGGCTGCACTCAACATCCAGGCGTTGCAGGACCGGATCGCGGCGGAGCAGCAGGCCGTCGAAGTGGCTCGCAATGACGGCAACCTCAAGGCTGCGAAGGAGGGAGCCGACAGGCTCAAGCAGCTTCGGCAGGCAGAGAAGATCGAGAAAAACATCGCCGCGGGCCGGATAAGCTCGCAGCAGCAGGCCGCCGGCGGCAATCAGCAGTTCGGTGCGGCGATTGCCCAGCAGCAGAGGGCCGCACAGACACAGCAGCGGATGCTGGCGTCAGCGAACGACGCTATCGCGGCGACTGCGAGAGCCGGTGCAGAGCTTGCCCGCCGAGCGGAGCTTGCCCGTCCCGTGCAGGGGCCGGTGGCGACTGCCGACATTCGCACTGCCGAGGGTGCGAAGCTCGTCCTCGGGCTCGGCGCTCAGGCTCAAGACCCGCAGCTGATCGAGGCGAGGCTGCAGACGAAGCAGCTGCAGGGCATCCGCACCGCGATCACCAACGCGACGGCTAACTACATGAACACGCCAGCGGAGATTTTCTGATGGCAGTCGCATCCTACCGCGAGCTGGGCCGCACGATCGAAGGCGCAATTGGCGAGTCGACCGTGGCAAAGCGACGGTTCGTTGTCATCCTTGACGACAACGCCACGGTCTCGCCCACGGCGAACCTGGATGTCGTCAACGCCGTCGGCGGCGGACTGTGGGGCGTCGCCCACCCGGAGTTTTCATTTCTGAAGCTCCGCAAAATCGTGATGAACGAGACGTTCGGGGAGAATCCGTACCACGTCGAGGTCATCCTTGAGTACGCGGTGCTGACGACGAATCAGGCACTCGGGCCGCTTGACAGAATCCCAGAGTGGAAATTTGAGGTCGTGTCGGGCGAGCAGATTCCGGCGCTTTCCTACTACGACGGGACGGACAGGCGACCGCTCACGAACAGTGCAAACGATTATTTTGAAGGGCTGACCGTCGAGGAGTCTCTGACGCGAGCGACGATCACGCGGAATTTTGCCTCTCGCCCCGATGCAATCATCGCATCGTTCGGCTACGTGAATTCGGACTCGTTTGTTGGCACGAATCCGTATCAGTGCAAGCACGAAGGAAGCACGATCGAGCGTATTGAAGAACTGTGGGGTAACGCCATCGTCCCGTACTGGAAGGCGGAGTCGCAGGTGCTGTTCCGCCCGACAGGCTGGAACCTCCAGCTGCCTGACGTGGGGTTCAATTTCCTCTCGGGCAACCAGAAGCGTCGTGCGATGGTGTTCGATTTTGAAAATGGCGAATGGATTCCCAGCGCCAACCCCGTCGGGCTCAACGGCAGCGGCGCACAGACGGGCAGCTATCCGGCGATTCTGGAGCGGCGAGTGCTGCCAGAGGCGAGCTTTACCGGCCTTTTCGGCTCGCCGCCGGGCTGAATAGCGTCTGCAAGAATCGTACCCGCAAGGCGTAAAACAGAATCATGGCAGACACGACATACGAGCAGTTGCCGGCCGAGCTTGATCTCGCGTTCGTCAAGGGTGACGAATTCGGGATGGTCATCTCGATGGACGGCACGGACTTGACCGGCCACACCTACGACAGCCGCATCTACGCACTCACGAGCGTCGCTGCTGGCGGCGGGCTCGGAGCCGGCGTGACTGTTGCCGCGGGTGGCACCGTTGTGGCGTTCACCGTCACGCCGGTCAATCTCACCGCCGGCCAGGTCAACGTCTCGCTCTCGGAGGTGCAGACGGACCAGCTGGCGGCGACGGGCGTGTACCGCTGGTGGTTCAAGACGATCACGCCCGGCAACGTGACGCGGACCTATCTGGCAGGTGACGTGAGCGTGAGGGTTCCCTGATGCCGATCAACGTCTCGATTCTTGGCGAGACGGGCGTCAGTGTGTCCGTCAGCGGCAACACGGGTATCTCCGTGGTCGCCAGCGGCGGCATCGGACCCGCTGGATTCCTGACCGTGCCGGGCACGGCGACGAATGCGTTCGGCACGTTCCAGCTGGTGCCCGGACCTGGCATCACTGTCAGCACGACGAGCGGTCAGTTCACGATCGCCAGCTACGACACGGCGGCCGTCGCGGGATTCTCGCCGGTGCAGTCCGTGGCCGGGAGAGTCGGGGCGATCGTCCTGCAGGCGAGCGACGTCACGGCTGGCACGTTCGCAATTGCTCGCATCCCGACGATCTCGTACACGGCTCTGAGCAGCGTTCCGACGACGTTTGCCCCGTCGGCCCACACGCACAGTACGACGGACGTAGTTGCATTCACGGCGGCGGCGTCTGCCGCAGCACCCGTGCAATCGGTGCAGTCGAGGACGGGTGCCGTCGTCCTCACGCGGGTCGATCTCACCGCCGCCGCGGAAGTGCATACGCACTCGACCAGCGACATCGTCGGGCTCACGGCGTCGTTCTCCCAGGCGGGCCACACGCACGCGGCCGGCGACATCCAGAGCGGGACGCTCGACATCGCCCGCATCCCGACCATCGGGTACACCGCCCTGTCTGGGGTGCCGTCGTCGTTCTCCCCCTCGGCACATACGCACAGCACGGCGGACGTCGTAGCGTTCACTGCGGCGGCATCGGCAGCAGCCCCTGTGCAATCCGTGGCGGGCCGCACGGGGGCGATCAGCCTGGCCTCGGCTGACGTCTCGGGTCTGGCGGACGTGGCCACCAGCGGCTCCTACACGAGCCTAGGCAACGTGCCGCTGACGTTCGCCCCCTCCACGCACACACACTCCACCAGCGACATCTCCGGGTATGCCGGGCTGCCGCCACAGGCAGGCTACGCTGGGCCGCTGGTCACGGACGGCACGAATGCGACGTGGACGAGCCGGTATTCGATTGTGAATCCTGTGCTCGTGCAGGGCGCGGGCATGGCGTTCACCCGTGACACGTCCGCCGGCTCGATCACGATTGCATTCGCTGGTGGCACGTCTGGCCTGGCGGTTGGCTCGGCGACGCCGCAGCCGCTCGGCACGGCAGCGGCCGGTTCGTCCGCGAACGCCAGCCGCGAGGATCACGTTCACACGCTTCCGACGGTCGGGGACATCACTGCCGCTGCCGCGGTTCACACCCATGCCGCCGCCGACATCACGAGCGGGACGCTCGACGTCGCTCGGATGCCGAGCCACGTGAGCACCCTCAACGGGC